CACAAATTCAAAAGATTTCATCTTCTGAATAATTCTCATAAAGTCAGTCAATCCGTTCTTCTCATGCTCGCGAGTGAAGTCCGACTGACGGAAGTCACCGCAGAAGATTACACGGCAGTTCTTACCAACACGAGTGATTACAGAATCTAACTCGTGTAGTGTCATGTTTGCTATCTCGTCAACCACAATAATACTATCATTGATAGTAATACCACGTATGAAAGAAGTACTGATGAAATCGACAAGATTTTTCGATTTAAGATACTCATAGGCATCTCCGCGCTCGAAGAGTTCTGAAAAGATAGCTTGATACGGTGCTTCGTATACTTTAGCTTTTTCTTTGTTGTTGCCAGGAAGGAACCCCATGTCTCGCGTCGGAACAACCGATCTAACAATGATGAGTTTTTTGTATCTGCTTTGATCGGCAAGTATTGATCGAAGAGATAGGTATATGGATAGGAAGGACTTGCCTGTTCCTGCGATACCATGGAGTAATAGGTTTTTACCTTGATCATAATAATCAAATGTCAACTTTTGGTTGGCTGTTAATGGTTCAATATTTCTTAAATTAAAATTTAATTTTGGTTCTTCATATTTCCCGTTTTGTCTTAGAATGCGCTTTTCTTTTCTTGTTAGTCTTTGAGTTTTCTGCTGCATTTATTCATTGCTCTAAAATGTGTTGATAGTACTCCTGGTTATTCCCTTGCTGTGTTTCTTTTTCATATCTTTCAGCAAGTCTCGAAATCCCTGATCGGGCTTACCCATGCCACGACCAGATGCAATCATTGGAGCGCCATTAACAAGTTGAGTGATATGAGGATTAGCTGCGAGGTATTCGTCAAGAGCGGAAATGCTCATGAAGTCCTGCCATTCTTCCCCAGTGTTGTTATCGCGGAATGCGTAAGTCGGCATGTTATTTACGCTCTTCTATCAAGTGTTGAATTTCTAATTCCATATCAAAGTCAAAATCTTCTGGGTCTAGTCCTTCGTCTTCGATATTTACAAGATCCTGAATGTTCTTAGTTCGCAGAGCTCGATCTAAACGCTTTTCTTTTGAACGATTACGATTTGATCGAGTGTCGTAGTCACCATCATCATATTCACGATCTAGATGATAGTTGTAGTACTTGCTGTTTTTAGACTTGCCCATTTATGCCTTACTCTCCTCTGGCAAAAGACCTGGGAATGCTTCCCGAACAATATCAGCCGTGATTCCCTTCCACGGTAATTTCTTATCCTTGATGGAGCAAAGCAACTTAGCATCAGCTGGGGCAACAGCTTCAAGCAATTCGATAAACATCGTTTCGCGCTTTAGAGGCTTTAGATTAGCCCCACCTTCAATAAAGTATACTAACTTACGACAATCGCTAATCAACACATTTTCTTGGTCTACTAAAGTAGAAGGCGTATATGGGGGAATGCCTTCTGGAAGAGCCCACTTGATACGAGGATCAAATGCGCCCTGTAAAATTGTTCTAATTTGAAATGAATCGTTAAAACGCAATGCTTCAATCTTTTCTTCGCGCTTCTTGAGCTTTGATACCTTCTCAAGAAACTCAGCAATACCAACACGAGTAGCCATTAAAATTCTCCGATATGTTCCATCAAATGTTTCAATTTATTTGAAATGAAGTAATTAAACATCTTTTCGCGACCCTTTTCGCTCTGGCTCTCGTAAGACGCTAATACCTTCAATTGTATTTCCTTCGGCACAAAAGTCAAGTCAATCAGCTGCTGATTACGAAGATAATTGCGCAGGTACTCACTATCTATATTTTCCGCGTTCTTACCGATTAGGGATTCGATACGTTTCGCGGTTAGTGGGCGTTGTCTGTCGCCAAGAACAAAACAATTGTCAGCAGACAGTATGTTAGGAACGCCATCTCCCGAGTCTCCCTTTAAAATATGTTCCTGCAGATATAACTTAGGATTATCATGTTTAATCCACTTTTTACGAACTGGGTCGTATTGCTTCACATCAGAGCGATGCAGCTGAATGAAATCCTTATCGCCCGACAAAATAAGAAACTCCTCGTTCATCGGAACGTCGACGAAGTTCGTGAGAGTATAGATGATATCGTCCGCTTCTGCAGACTCAATATCGATAACTCTGTAGGGGAAAAATTCTTTCAGCTCTGCTCGAATCTTATTCAAGCACTCGAAGATCTGCTTCCAATCTAGCTCGGAAGTTTCCTGATTTTTCTTTCGATTAGCCTTGTAGTAGGGGAAGATTTGTTTACGCCAGTAGTTGGTATTGTCGCACGCAATTACCATCTCACCGAACTCAGCGCCAAACTTCTGCTTATAAGAACGCAAAGAGTTTAGCACCATGTGTCGAACCATGCCTTCCTCAATCTCGGCATTGGTATGGTTACCCAACTGCATCATGAGGTTAGAAAGCATGACTTGACTCAAGTCAACGATAATCATAATGTAAGAGCCTTACTTGTCCTGATTGAACTTTATATTGAGCTTGTCTACTACGACGAACTTCATGTCGTCGCCGTCCTTTACCATTGCAAACACCTTGTCTGCAATTTCTTGGAATGGGTGAGAGATACCATAGTGTTTGCAAAGTAGCGATCTGATTGCTTCAACAACAAACGCACCATCCTTGATATCGTCGTCGCTAACGTCAGGATCTTCGAGAATAAACCCAGAAGATTCCATAGACGCGAACAAACTAGGAATGATCGTAGAAAGAGTTTCATTAATATGATGGTGTCGTAAATTGAGGATTTTATTTTCAACATCTTCCATCTCAACAGGAGCTGCACCGAGATCATCACGCTTCTTTGGAAACTGGATTACGTTATCCATTCATCCTACCTTTATTATACGGGACATGTTATAATTTGTCAACTTGTTTATTTAGGTTAACAATGAGCTGCGATTCTACTACCATGGAAGTAGAACTTAAAGTCGTAGACACGGCATTCTGTTTCTTTTGTAATAGCTTCAATAACTTCTTCGCGACGATCTTTTGTTACATAAAATAAAAAGAATCCGCCGCCACCAGCACCGAGTAACTTCCCTCCAAGAGATCCCGCATCTATAGCTTTACTATAGATTGTATCGAAGTAATCTTGCGTAATCTCTTTAACAAGACCTTTCTTTTCCATCCATGCTTCGTGGAGCAGCGCGCCGAACGAATCAGTGTCGCCTTTCATAAGCAACTTAACTCCTTGGTATGCTTTATCACGAGAGCTGCGCACAAGATTAAATTTATCTTTATCACCCATGGCAGCTTGTTGCTTCTGAAGGATGCTGTTAGCTGACCTCCCGCGACCACTGTACACCAAAAGCAAATTTTCTTCTAATTTATTGAATGCTTCATGACCAATACGAATCTCGCGAACATTCACATCACCATCTCTCATAAACTCGAAGATGTTCATGCCACCATACGCGGCTGCAAACTGATCCTGCTTACCAACAGGATAGCCGCACTTATCCATTTCAATATGACAAGCAATGTCAGCAAGATAACGCTTTGACGCAACCTCCCACTTGGTGCTGGCAAGAGAGTTGACTAGACCAACAGTGAACGCTGACGAAGAACCAAGACCCGACCCCTTCGACAAAATGTCAGAGATCGAGGCGATAGTAACTTCTTTTGAAACATTAAAATACTTCAACGCTTCCTTCGTAATCAAATGCTGCATCTGCTCCACATCTGGGGTCTCTTCAATAGTGTCGTACATGATTTTGACGCCCAGATGTGGAGTCTTATGAACACAGACATAGATAAACTTGTCAATAGTACAAGACAGCGCCGCGCCCTTTTCCTTTTCATAGAACGATGGCATGTCGCTACCGCCAGAGAAGAAACTAATACGCAGCGGTGTTTTGGAAATAATCATTATTCAGTCCTATAAACGAATTGATCTTTAGGGATAGCTCGGCTTTCAACTGTGGGATATTGCGCGAGCAACTCTTTCAATGTGCGTTCCCACTGAGACTTGATCAGCTGAATGTTGTACCTTCGATCAACGAAGTACTTATTAAACGTAACCATGTCTTGATGCATATTATCACGTACCATATTTACTGCAGCATTCAAATACGTTGCGAACATATTTGCGTGATTGCTCATGTTATCAATATCTAGCTGATACATTACATTAAGAGAACCAGAAGTTTCTGGTAGGGCAGCAAGATTTGAGTGTACACAAACAAGACCAGCTGACATAGCTTCTAGCATTGCGCGGCAGCTGGTCTCATACCAAATGCTGGGATACGCAAAGATATGTGACTTGTTCAGGTGATCCTTCAGCACATCATTCGGTACGAAGCCATGATATGTCATCTTGGGATGCTGACGGATCTTTTCATACAGTGGCTCGAACTGCTTATCTGCATCATCCCAGCCATAGATCT